GGTCTACAGACTGGCACGCCACAGCAGAAGGCAATCACTATTGCCAACATCATCAAGTCGTATGGCGTTGACATCGGCATCCTTGACCAAGTACTCTCGGGTCAGAAGCCAAAAGAGGGTGCGCCGCAGGATGACGCACTGATGCGAGCCATTGACGCCCGACTGAAACCACTGATGGATTTCACTAATGAAGTACGTGGCACGCGGTCGTCACAGCAGCAGGCGCTTGTACAAGAGGCACAGCAAACGGCTGAGCAGTTCGCCAACGACCCAGCAAACGAGTTCTACGAAGACCTGCGTGCTGATATCGCAGATCTACTGGACCTTGCCGCATCCCGTGGTCGCGAACTGTCACTTAAAGATGCCTACGACCTCGCAGCCAAGGCGCATCCGGAGATTTCCAGAGTTGTGGCGCAGAGGTCAGAGGCGGCTAAGCTGGCTTCGCGAGCCTCTGGGGTTGCGCGGGCTAGAAGGGCCGCTAGTTCTCAGCCACAAGGCTCTCCAGGAGGCGGAGTGAGCACTGAGGCGAAGCCCAAGGGAATTCGCGGTGCGCTTTCGCAGGCTTTCGACGACTTAAGCGCAAGATAGGCTTGCATTCAGCGCATTGTAGCGGTACAATGCGCTCGACGATGAACTAGGGCATTCACTCGCAAGAGACATACCCTCAAGTTCTGGTTAAAAGTTGAGTCTTTAACTGGGAACTAGAGGAGTATAACACTTGAGTTTCCCAAATGTAACGGATCTAGTCGCTACGGCAATTGAGTACCGCCAAGGCGAGATTCGTGATAACGTCACAAAGAATAACGCTTTCCTGCGGCACCTTGAAAAGAAGGGCAACACGAAAGAGTTTTCTGGTGGTACTCAGATCTTCGAGGAAATTTCGTTTCAGGCGAACCCGAATGCCAACTGGTATTCTGGTTACGACCCGCTCCCGACCTCTGCTGCGGATGTCATCTCCGCGGCTGCTTTCCAGATCAAGCAGGCTGCATGTCCAGTCACCGTTTCCGGCCTGGAAATGTTGCAGAATGCTGGGAAGGAAAAGATTATTGACCTTGTTGAAGGTCGCCTGAAAGTCGCCGAGTCCTCAATGTATAACCTGCTCGCGCAGGGTGTATATTCAGACGGCACCGGCAACACTGGCAAGCAGATCGTAGGTCTCGACGCCGCAATTGCTGTCACTCCGACGAATACGTACGGAAACATCAATCGCGCAACGTGGGCCTTCTGGGCAAATCAGGTGCGCACGGCCTCTGCCACAATCACTCCCGCCACGGTTCAGACTGAAATGAATGCGATGTGGGCACTGCTGATTCGTGGTAAGGACAAGCCGCACATTGCCATCATGGACAACTTCTGGTGGACGACCTATGTTGCGTCGCTTCAGGCGCAGCAGCGGTTTACTGAGTCCAAGGAAGCTGACCTTGGTTTCCCGACCATCAAGTTCATGGAGACCGATTGCGTTCTGGACGGCGGCGTCGGCGGGTTTGCTACCCTGAAGACTTGCTACTGGATCAATACGGACTTCTTCTACTATCGGCCCCATTCTCAGAGGAATATGGTCCCGCTATCGCCGGAAAAGCGATATGCGATCAACCAGGATGCAGTTGTGCAGATCCTTGCTTGGGCGGGTAACATCACGGCGGCTGGTACTCAGTACTGTGGCCGTTCGATCAGCCCGTAAGGAGAAACGACAATGGCAGCATTCGTTCCAAATTGGGTAGCCACTGACTCCGTAATGTCGGGTCAGTCTTTGGCTACTGCATACGCTCCAGGCTCTAATCCAGCTCTTGCGGCTGGCGTTGAGCCTGCTGGTATGTACGTGCAGGGATTTGATCCCTCACTTGGTATTGGTCAGTTCATCTACGCTCAGGTTTCAAACGCTGCTGGCGTCACTGCCGGCAATGTTTGCGAAATGACGCAGACGCTGCTGACTGGCAACCTCACGTGGGGATCTTACACTGTAAGCTTCGGCTCTGGTGTTGCACTGATGACCTCAGTGCAGCAGTGGCAGGGAACGGCGAATAGTGGTAAGAATCTTTGCGTGGCGTTGACGACGCTAACTCAGTATCAGTTTGGGTGGTTCCAGGTTTATGGCAACGCGCTCTTAACGAGTTCGGGTGCCATCGTTGGTGGAACCTCCTCTGCATATTGGCAGGCGAATGGAGTTGTTCAGGCTGGCGCTGTGGCGTCGAAACAGATGGTTTCGGCCATTGCAACAGTCGCGAATAGCGCATCGTTCGGACAGGCAGTTAGTGGAGTAGTTCCTGCGTTGAGTGCAACGCAGTCCATCTACTTCATCAATGCGCCTCACGCACAGTCGGCCATCACCTAATAGTGAACCTCAAGGACCTATAACATGGAAAATGTTCGCGGTTTGAACATTGACGTGCTTACAGGAGCCATCAACCCCCTTCCCCGGACGCGGGACAAGGGGGACGATGGTCTTTGGGTATCATTCTCGAATGAGTCTCATTACAGCGACGTGAAGACCCGTGACGAGGGTCGCCCCGTATTTGAAATGCAGACTTATATCAAGATTGTTGTACCTGGAGACGCAACGTCAATCGTGTTCCGCCCGATACGCAATGAGGATAAAGAACGATTTCCTCAGCAGTATCAGGCGTTTCTCCAAGGGCAGTCGCAGATACAGGGTACGCCACTCAAGGGCTGGCCTCATATCAACGCTGCGCAGGTGGATGAACTCTCATTCTACAAGATTCAGACGGTGGAGCAGCTTGCGTCGGTGTCCGACGCGAATGCTCAGGGTTACCGTGGCTTGAACGAGCTGCGCACGAAGGCAATTGCCTATCTTGAGCAGTTGAAGTCTGAGGCTCCGTTGATGAAGGTGCAGGCAGAGCTGGCGTCGCGAGACGAGACCATCGCTGCCCTGCAGAACTCATTGATTGAGGCTCAGAAGGCCATTGCGCGGATTGAGAAGCGCAATAAGAAGCGAGACGTCAACGAAGTCGTTGACGAGGCTGAGCCAGCCTAATGGCGATAGTCGTCTTCGATACAGCTACGAACGTAATCAACGACGTAGCTCTTGAAGTAGGACTAGGCAAGCAGACTGCCGATCCCTCTACAAGCGCCGACCCCAATATCGGTCGCTTGTGGGGGATTCTTAAGAATTGCGGGCAGGAACTGCTCGGGATGCACGACTGGCAGGATAAGCAGGTCGTGTATAATCTGACCACAGCTATGGGCGATACAGGGGTTTACCCTCTACCAGCCGACTTTGATAGCATGGTTGATCAGACTGGGTGGCAGAAGTCATATTTCTGGCCTCTGCGTGGTCCCTATAGCGCCCAGATGTGGCAGCGTATCGTCAATTACCCGACGACCGGGATCTACGTTGCCTTTCGTATTCAGAACGGGCAGTTTTGGATCTGGCCGCAGCCTCCGCCAATTGGCATCGGCATCACATACGTCTACAAGACCCGCGGATGGGTGAAACTCTCCGCTGGTGGGGCGCTAGCTGATGCTCCAACTGTAGGCGCTGACGTAATCAATTTTGATAGACTCTTGATAATGAAGTTTTTGAAGCTTCGTTTTCTGGAAGCTATTGGGCGGGATACCAGCGCGGCTCAGAAGCAGTTTGACGCTGTGTTTGATCAGAAAACTTCGGCTAGCGATGGCGCTGCGGCTGAGCTTGAATTGGCTAAGGACTCCCGCTTCCCATTCATTACAGGCTTCAATAGCCCCGACACTGGCTTTGGAGGACAGCCACCTGCTGGTGGCTCGTATATGTAATGCCTCTACCGCAGATTTCTAATGCTGTAAGTAAGATAGCGAAGATAGCTGCCCCAAGCAAGGGCGTCGATGCTATTTCGAATCTTATGGAGATGGACCCACAAGAGGCCGTCTACATCTACAATATGGTAGCCACGCAATCTGGCCTAGCCGTTAGGCCGGGTTGGAATGAGTGGTGTACCTCCATGTCTGGCTCTGGCGGCGTTCGTACGATTATATCGGTGCGCGGCTCTAATTCCTCAGGGGGTAACGATCATCTCTTCGCTTGTACACAGACAGGTATCTATGATTGTACAAGCTCGTCTGGTGCCCCCACCCTTGTCGTCACATTTGGAAATCAAACTGGTAATGCTGGATGGGGGGAATGGGATCACTGTACGAACCTCGGCGGTGACGTTATCCTCATGTACTGTGATGAGGTTAATGGTTACTACACCTTCGACACTCAAACAACTACCTGGACTCAGGTAACGCAGGCGTTCCAGGGTACGGGGCACACTGCTGGGACCACGTTAACACTAGACTCCACTGTAGCCGGAACAATCCTAACTGGCGGTGAGATATACACTATCTCTGGCGGTGTGTTAACCGACACTGGCTTTCACGTCGTTTCAGGGTCTGGTCCGTACACCATTAGCGGCTCTCCGGCGTTGGCTGCGAGTACGCCAATCGCCATCATCAACAACTCCAGTCAGATTTACGGTACGAATCCCGCTAACTTCGCTTCTGTACGCTTGTTCAACAATTTCGTATTCTTCGTGCAAGCTGGATCATCCAATTCATGGATTTTACCAATAGGACAAGTCTATGGAGTTGCTACTGTATTTTCTTTTGGTAACAAGTTTCCTCATGGCGGGAATCTTAACAATCTGTATGTTTTCACATACGGCTCATACTTCGGCATGTATGTATATCTGGTTGGGATTGGCGACTCTGGTGATATCATTGCATACTCTGGCACTAATCCGTTTTCTGCCGCTTCTTGGACTCTCAGTGGACAGTGGTACATTGGTGATATGCTACCGGGGCGCAGAAATGCCAGCAACTATGGCGGCGACCTCACTATCCTGTCTTCCTACGGCATTGTAAACCTTTCAAGTCTCTTCTATCAGAAGGATTTGGCTGACCCGAATGCCTACTTAAGTAAGAAGGTAGCTCCAGCCATTGCGGCTGATGTAGCGGCAAATCAACTTCGTGGCTGGCAGCTAGTCCCGTGGCCCGCGCTTAACGGACTTCTCGTTAATGAGGGTGGCTCTGGCTCAAATAAGCAGTTCTTCTACAATTTTCTCACCAATGCTTGGAGTGTCTTCCAGCAGACAATTCTTATGAATTGCGCTGCCGTCTGGCATGGGAACATGTACGCAGGGACTGTTGATGGGCGCGTAGTAATCTTACAAGGCGGGCAGGACTCTGTAAAACGAAATGGCACTGGCGCGATCGCAATTAACTGGGGAGCTCTTGGTGCATTTAGTGATGCTGGGCTCCCCGGCGTTTTGAAGTTCGTAGATACTATCCGCCCGTACTTCCTCGCGGCACAGCCAGTCTCGTACAATGTCTTCGCTTACTATGACTTCAACATAACCGATCTCTCCGGTATGCTAGGCTCAGGGTTATCCCCACCAGCAGCCGGAACATCTGGGTGGGACATTGGGATTTGGGATTCTGCCTTGTGGGGAACTGGCGCGCAATCTGCGCAGATAGGACTTCAGGGCGTAGCTAGGGCAGGAAGACATGTAGCAGTAGGGATTCTAGGAGCGTCCAACGGTGCCGCCACTCTTATAGGATACGAGGCGTCGTATACGCCAACTACAGAGTTCCTGTGATTACCAAGATGGACTCGATGGATAAGGCTCGCTTCTCAGAGCTTATATCCTACCACCGCACTGTGCGATTTCGTGGAATTAAGCGCGTAATAGACAATGAAATCGTGGCGATGGTTGGGTTCGATGACTGGACCCCAAACTCCGTTCAAATGCACGTCTGGTCCAGCCGTGGCTTATCTCGTGACTTCATATCCGAATGTTTTCGGTACGCTTTCTCCTATGTCGGTATTGCATTCACAACTGTAAGGTGCAATAATACGGCGTCTTTGGAGTTAACCCGACGTTTAGGATTTCGACAAATCCTAATTGTTAAAGATGGTTACGCTCTTGGAACCGATCTGGCCATCCAGGAAATGCGGCGTGAAGAATGCCGTTGGATTAGGCAAGAGGTTCCTAAGTGGGCGGAAAAGCAGATACTCCACAAATACCCGACTACTACGGGTTAGCTCAGCAGCAGGGGCAGATCTCCAGCAGTCTGCTTGGACAGCAGACAGCCGCGAATCGCCCAAATACCTCTACCCCTTGGGGTTCACAGAGTTGGACCCCGAACGCTAATGGCACGTGGACTGGAACCGAGCAGCTTAATCCTGTCGAGCAGCAGACTCTTAACACCCAGCAGGGTGTGCAGAGTGGCCTAGCTGGCTCCGCCGCCAATCTAGCTGGCGGAGCAGATGCCAGCCTGTTCAATGGTGGTATCAACTACTCCAATGTTCCCTCCGTACAGGGAGGGAACTACTACACCCCTCAGGCCTCTAACGCTGTCTGGGATCAGTTCCAGCAGATGCAGAAGCCGCTACAGGACCAGCAGACTCAGTCGCAGCAGGCACAGCTAGAAGCGCAGGGTCTACGCCCCGGCGATGCAGCCTACGATACTGCTATGCGTAATCTGTCCAATACGCAGTACGGGCAGACCCAGAGTGCTGAGGATCAGGCTGTGCTGGCCGGCGAGCAGGAAGCGCAGACCATGCAGGGTATGGATGTCACTGCGCAGCAGGCTGCGCTCGGCACCACCAACTCCGAGGCGCAGAACCAGCTTAATCTGTTCAATAGCCTCTACGGTAACACTGGGATCAATAATCCTTCTCAACCGACCGCGGCGAGCTCTGGCGTTGCACAGACTCCGGATCTCTCGGGCGCTGGCATGAACATGTACAACTCGGCGCTCAATAACACCAACGCACAGAATGCCTCGTCGGCTAACACTGCTGCGGGGGTGACTGCACTACTCGGCTCTGCATTGATGGCTTTCTCTGACCGTAGGTTGAAGCGCAATATTCGTAGAGCTGGTTCGAGCCCGCGTGGGTATCCATGGTACAAGTTCACATATATCTGGGGGGAGGCTTCTGAGGGCGTTATGTCGGATGAGGTTGATCCGTCAATAGTAAGCAGGCACCACTCTGGCTATGATTGTGTAGATTACTCAAAGGTGTGACATATGGACGACGGCGGTAACCCCCAAGATGATTACGCAGCCCTGATAGCTGCCCTGAGTGCCATTAGTGGAAATCAGGAGAAAACTCAGGCGCTGCAAGACTTCAATAAGCAGAACCAGTCTGGGCAGATGATTGGTAAGGTGTACGTCGGCGATAGCCCGCTACAGCACCTTGGAGCTCTTGGGCAGCTTGCTATCGGTCAGGGGCGGGCTACTCAGGATGCCAGCGCCCGGAAGCTCTTCATGCAGCAGCTTATCGCTCAGCATCTACACAATGGAGGTCAGGCGCAGCCAGCTTCGCAGTCGCTTAGCCCCATTGACCCATCGGTACAGGGCCAGATGGACCCCAGCTACGGTGGACAGCAGACTGCGGCCCCGGATCCGCTCTCGGCCCTCCTTGGAACGAGCACCTAATGCCTGACCTGTACTCAGCTCTAATTGGCGGCTCACCGACGCAGGCTGATCAGCAGCAGGCGCTCGCGGCTGCTCTGCGCCGACAGGCCACTCTTGGCGAGCTTGCACAAGCCTCTGGCGACCGCACCCTAGCTCCTCTTGGTAAGGAACTTCAGTCTGGTGCGCAGTCGGGTGCTGAGGATATCTCCAGTCAGCGACTAAAGGAGGAAGCAGCTAAGACCGAGCAGAACTATCGCGCAGCTCAGCAACGGAATTGGGAATCCCAGCGGGCGGATGAGATGGCTCGCGACGCTGCGGATAGAGCCAGCAGGGAAACTCAGACTAAGATGATAGTCGGCGGGCGTGAGGATGTCGCCGCAGCCAATGCTACTTCTCGCGAAGCCATACAGGCTATGAAGGATGCGCAGGCTGCTGCCGCTGCTGCTGAGAAGGCGCGAGGTAAGGCTCTTCCCCCGGCCGAGTACAAGGATTTCTCAGCTCTTCGTGATGCTACAGATGGTGTCAATAGCGCGATTTCCGCGTACAAGCCTGGATTTAGCACAGCAGGTCAGGGTCTTAAGAATGCTGTGTCGTCTAGTGGCATAATTCCGGGAGCTCTTAAGCCTCAGGCATGGCAGGATTCTCAAAACTGGTGGGCCAACTACGGCCGTCAGTTTACGCTGGAGGAGATGCATCGCCTGTACGGTGCGCGGTTGACTGAGAATGAAATGGCTCAGTTTGAGAAGTACCACATCAATCCTGGTATGACTGATGAACAGGTACAGCAGAATTTGACCCAAATTCATAATTTTCTGGCTAACAAGCTCGCGCTACATGGAACCGAGCTTAAGGCTGGCGGCGCTAGTCAGGATCAAGTTGACGCCATTGTCGGCCCATACGCTAGGAATGCTGATGCTGCTGCCGCCGCTGCCGCTCAGGTGAATGCTCGTCCTGGAGACAAGTATATGCCGAGGCCGCAGCCACAGATGCAGCCTACCCAGACTCAGCCGAATCCGACAATGCTGCCGCAGTCACTTGGCGGTCTTGGAATGGGCCAGCAGCAGCTGAATAGTCCAATGCTTCCTGGGAACATGTATGGGGCACCCTTCTAGTGGCTGACATGGAAGATCCAGGTGCGCTGGCTCAGGCTTACGGTGCCGCTGCGAAAGCGGGCGACACCGAGGCTATGACTGACCTTCATGGGCGGCTCCTGACTGCGTACCAGACTCAAAATAAGGCTGCAAGTGACCCTCTCAGTGATGAGAATTCATCCGATGCTGGACGTATCGCTGCTGGCGTGGGGCATGGTGCGAAGCGACTATTTGAGGGCACAGGTAATCTTGTTGGCTTAGGGCATGTCTTTCCATCTTACTTTGGCAATGAGCATCTTAAGGAAGACGACGCTATAGCTAAACCCCTTTTAGATACTAGCGAAGGAAAGTGGGGGGACGTGGCGGGGCAGGTGCTTGCCACGGCACCACTAGGGATGGGCACAGGAGCCCTTTCGAAGGCCCTCCTAGCCGCTAAGGCCGCCAAGCTGGGGGGTACTGGCGGGGCAGTGCTGCGGGCCGCTGTACGGCCCGGTATTGCGGCCGGGGAAAACGCTCTACAAAGTGCAGCGACTGCGGACCCAGATAAGCAGGGCGATGCGGCTGAGGGTGGAGCAGTAACTGGAGCTGCGCTCAGCGCGCTTGGCGGAGTTGCTGGAAAGGTTGTGCGCGGACTGGTTGGTAAGAGTCGCGCCACCAAAGCTCTTTACGATGCCGCAGAGAATGAGGGGCATGATGTCTTTGTGCCAATCAGCCAAGGTGCCAATCCTGGCCCCACTAAGTTCGTATACCAGAAAGTTCTGCCGTATGCGTTAGGCGCTGGCGAGCAGATGGAAGCTCAGTCCGGTAAGGCTAAGAGCGTTCTGCGTGATGTGGCTGCTGAGCAAGAGGCTCCCATTGTAGATCGTGGCAGCGGTGTGCCTCTAAAGGATTCTGTTACTCTTGGTAAGACGCCTCAGGTGACTGCCGCTAATTTGAAGGATCAGTTCACTAAGGAGTACGAGGATAAGCTCAACTCCCATGCGTTCAATGTGCCCGAAGACTTCCATGATAAGATTGTAGCCTCGCTGCAAGATGCACACCCGGATATCCCAGAGACCCATGCCAATCAGATTGCTGCTGCAATTGATAAGAGAATGCAAGAGTTCTCGAAGGATGGCGTCATTACTGGTGGAAATCTAAAGGCTGCGCAGGTCGCTGCTCGTGGGGATCTGGGTGAGCTGCTAGGTAGCCGCACAATAGATAAGCGTGGCATTGAGACCGGGCTGCGCAGTTACGATGATGTGGTACAGGATGAACTTGATGAAAACAAGTCTATTCTAGGCGACCCAAAAGCCTCTAAAACTGATAAGGCTAAGGCGAAAGTCACAGTCACTGATCTTGAGAATTACCAGCGTCTTGGAAGTCAGTATAAGGGTGCTTCTGCTGTCATAGGTGCAGCTACTTCCAAGGCGGCAGCGCCAGTTCGTGGAGAATTTAAGTTCTCTGATCTTGCGAAGAGGGCTGCTCCGGGCTCAGCCCAGCAGGAATTCGCACAGAATGCGCATGAAGTGTTTAGCCAGAGTCCAGGGGGTGTCAGCCCTGCCGGACGCCATGCTCTACACACTGTTGAGGGCTTAGGTGCTGGTGGAGCTCTGTGGGGCGCTGCTGCTGGTCATCCTCTAGGGTTAGGTCTATTGGCTGCCGGCAATCTGGCAGCCACTAAGGCCGCGCAGAAAGGACTTTACGGCGATCTCGGCTGGCAGAAGACTCTTGCCGAGGCTATTAGGAATAATCCCAAGACGGCTTACTCGGCCGGCTTGGCAGGTAGGAGTGCGGCAAATGCCTCGGGACAGTAGCGGTAACTATACTCTTCCAGTAACGGGTAATCCGGTACTGACGGCTACTACGATTTCGTCCTCGTGGGCGAATACCACGCTGAACGATCTTGCTGCGGAGATGACTGACAGCCTTGATCGCTCCGGTAAGGGCGGAATGCTGGCGGCGTTCAAGTTCTCTGATGGTGCGCTCGGCGCACCGGGGATGTCGTGGACTAATGAGCCGACTAGCGGCATGTATCGCAGCGGTGCAGGAGTCCATAATTATGTGATTCTCGGCACTACGATGCTCACCATTAACTCTAATGGTATCACATCCTCGGCGCTTAATGTTGGCTCTGGTGCTGGTGTAATCCCCAGTTATGGCGTCTATGCTGGTACGAACTCCCTAGCCTTCGCAGCAAATGGAGTCAATGCTGGGTACATAAACAATCAGGGTGGGTGGACGCATCCTGCATCGAGCACTGCGGGGCAGGTCACGATAACGGTGACAGCCCCTACAGCAGCTCAAGGTATTATTGTAAACCAGTCTTCCGCTGGCAGTAGTTTTCCTCCGCTGTTGGCCCAAGGATCTACTGTTGCCGGCAGCAGCTTCGGCATAGGGATCAATGCTGGGCGTAACGGCTCGGATCAACCATTCTACGTTAACAACTACAATAATACGATTCAGTTTTTAGCGCTAAATGGTCTTGGCTCACTACAGCTAAATCCGCAGACTAGCGGGAACAATGGGTTCACCATATCTAGCCCAACAGGCGGTTCCGCTGGCGCAGATTTAGTGATTACACGCACTACCTCCACAGCTAATACTGAGGGGGCTGGCTCAAATCTGTACCTTAGTGATTCAGGAGCCGCGACAGCCACTCAATTTCAGCACTCAGGTGGACAGACTGAGCTGTGGCAGCTAAACTCTGCATCTTGGTTCAAGATGTGGATTACAACTGCGATACATCAATTCTTAGTGAATGGCGGCGCTGCAACGCCCTCTGTCTCTGTGACGTTCAACGCTACGCAGACCATCGATGCATCTAAGTCTAATGTATTTCGCCTCACATTGACGAATAGCATTACGACCTTCACCATTTCCAACCCTAGCGATGGACAGACGATTAACATATTCATGACTCAGGATGGCACAGGTAGCCGTACTGTCTCGTGGCCGTCTGGTGCGAACTACAAGTGGGCGAACGCCACGGCCGGAGTGCTCTCAACTGCTCCGAACTCGGTTGACATCTTTATAGCTACTTATCGTGCTGACACTTCCCTCTGGTACTGCACCTTGACGAAGGGCTTTGGGTGAGTTTCCTAGTTAGACAAGGCGGTGGAGCATTCCTTAGCTGTAGTCTGGTGGCTGGGTTTAGTGCGCCCTCTACTGGATATAACTCATTCATACCAATTGGTTCGCTAAGTCCCGGAACCCTGCTCGGCGCGACGATTAACGCTGTATTTGACAACACAGGGGCTGGAAATCATTTTGCAGTTCTGATTAACGGCAACTTACCACAGAATTTCTTCTCAGGTATTCTAATAAACGGTAATGTGTTCACCACTGCTTCAGCCACGTGGACATTTCCAAATCCGTATACTTCGTGGAGTTGGGGCAGCTTAGCCGGGCTGCTGAACGGAAATACATATCCGGTTGTCTTCACTTATTAAGGAGCATTTATGGACGAGCCAATTGTTATCAACAGACCAGTAGCGCTAATGCTCTCCCCGGAGCACCTTAACGTCATCGTTGGCGCTCTTGGGGAAATTCCATTTAAGCACGCACAGCCGGTCATGAACTCAATTACTGAGCAGGTACGCGCTCAGCTAAAGCCAGATGCAAGTGATAGTTGAAAGACTACAGAAAGATGAAGGTAACGGCCTTCCGGGGAAGCCCTTTCAGTTATACAAAGACTCGAAGGGCTACTGGACTATAGGCTGGGGCTTCTGCATAGACCCGGCGCTGGGGCTAAAAATCCCAGCGCCAGTTGCAGATTTCTGGCTTAACTACCTGATTAATCAGGTAGAAGCTGAGCTACAGGGTGTCCGCTGGTTTGAGGATCTTGACCCTGTAAGACAGAATCTCATTGTCTGCCTAGCCTACAACTTAGGTGAGGGTGGAATCCTCAAATTTGTGAAAATGATTGCTGCTCTGCAGGCAAAGGACTACAATAGGGCTGCGGACGAGCTAGAGAACTCTAGTTGGTTCGGGCAGGTAGGGGTCCGCGGACCAATCTACGTTCGTATCTTGAGAACAGGCACATGGGAGTGACTTATGCTTCATCTTTTGCTTACCTATGGGATTCCGTTGGTGGCTGGTTTCGGCGGAGGGCTGCTGGTGGGCCGCAAGAATCCGTCAGTGG